TTGTTAATAGTCCCGTTGAAGGGGAAGCGCCATCTATATCGGTAGATTCAGGTCAATCTAGTGTCCTACTGAATAAGATAAATAATCTTATGGGAACATCCTTCTCGCTTGATGATATTGAATCTATAATGTCTCTTGTTGTGTCTGGTGCTAATAGGAATATACACGTCAAGGCGATAGAGGATAGATTTGCTGGAGATAATAGAGCGATTGGTGTCGCTACCGCTTTATATAATGGAGCGTATAGGGAAAGAAACGATTTGTTAAGACATAAATGGAGTCGTGGTGATCTAGGTAGGATCGCTGATGACGCTAAACGTGCCGGTGAGGATTATCTAAGACAATATCGTCATGAGTACGCTGAGCGTGAGTATATCTTCTCTGGTGATTATCCGTCTAAAAGCAAAGCTGAGTATGATTATATAAAGATTAGTGATCTATTCACTCGTGGTGGTGGTTTTATCCCCAAGGATGAGGATAATGCCAATAAGAAGATAACGTTTACTATATCTCCTATAGGTGATGGCAATTATCAGATCATTGGTAATAATGGAGGTGATGGAAGATCTGTTGTTGAGGTAAGTGAGGCAGATCTAGCCGCCAATGACCTTACTTTTTATAAGGAGGATGTAAGTATCCCATCCGAGACCTACGACTCTGGTGTTGTATCTATATCGTTTGCCAATTCAAGCGATAACGCTTATGGGAAGATGGCCAAGGCATTGCAGGTAGCTCCTGTGGCTTATGCCAGCGGAGCTAAGGATATGACAATGCCTTATATAGATATGTTCACGAATATAAATGACGGTAATATCAGGAAGAATCAGATGATGATCGCTACCGATGTGTTATTTGATAACGCTTCTATGTATGAGTTAAGGGCTTCCGGATATAAGTATAATAATGGTTCCTCTGGGATAAATGTTGATATATACAGCAAGGGAGGAGCAAGGGATGGCGGTACTCCATTATACTCAATTGATCTGGATGGCGTTAATTATGCTGATGAGGTAGCTAGAAAAATTGATTTCAGCCCTCAATATTATTTGGTCATGGCATGGCAACAGATACTTAGCAAGGAGAATGAGGTATATTGGAGAAGTGAAGGTAGATCTACTACTGATGATTTTGAAAGCTTCATCTCGCCTATAGCTAGTATGATCGATCAGGAGATAAGAAACAGGAATAACGGAAATAGTGGAAATAATGGAAATAGTGGAAACCAATAATAACGCTCCCAGTGGAAGGGATCTTGCCAACAAATACGGGTATCCTACTATGAGCGTGGATAATATAAAGGCTGTTGGATCGGATCCCTATAATATACCGGATCGTGACTTACCTCCGGTATTGGATCCGTATTCTGCTTCCGAGAGATCAAAGTCCCAGATACCGTCATTATCAGAGAGGATCAAGAATACGGTAAAGACTAATTATTATGATAACATGAAGCATATGTCCCCTTTGGGGTATATGGCGTCTGATCAGAGCTATAAGGGTAGGTTTAATCTTACTGGACCGGAGATATCGTTAGAGGATTCAAGGTATCGATTAAGTAGTGGAACGTGGATACCCAAATACGAGTCTTATATACCCGGTGTAGATAATGATACACGTCTATCAAAAACCCAGAGTAGGACTGAGAAGTGGATGAGAGGATTGGGTAAGCTTGCCGGAAAAACCGCCTTGTACGGATTAGGAGGCGTTATCCAGCCTTTTTATGGTATTTATGCCGGAGTATCCAAAGGTAATTTCAATGCTGTTTTTGATAATGATTTCACTAGATGGTTAGATGATCAGGATAAGAAGATGGATTATGGTCTAGCTCATTATTATAATCGAGAGGAGCGGGACATGAACTTTCTTCAAAGTATGACTACGGCTAACTTCTGGTCTAATGACTTTCTGTCGGGTCTGGCTTTTACCGCTGGTGCCATGTTATCATCCGCCGTATATTCCGGGGCCGGCCTGATGAACCTTGCTCGTACCGGAGCTAGGGCTGGGGTGGCTTTAGCTAGGATAGGCAAGGCCGCTTCGGACACCAAGAAAGCATTCGGCGCTTACCTTAGGGCCGCCCGTATAGGGCAGAGGGTAGGCAAGGGGCTGGATACCGCCCTATTTCTTGGTACGTCTACCTCATGGGAAGCTTCAGTGGAAGCCAGAAGTATGTTGATGGAGGCCGAGGAGAACTTCAGGCAATCTTATCGTAACGCTTATGGGAGGGAAGTCCCGTATGAGGAGCTTATGAGGTTCAGGGCTGACAATGCCAATGCCGCTAACGCCGTATTCGCCGCAAATGTCGGCATATTATCATTATCCAACATAGCTATGTTTGGTGATATGTTTGGTATGGAGCTTGGTGTAGACAAGTTTATAAAACGCAATATATTTGGCGTAGGAGCCGAGAGAATGGACAACGGTGCACTAAGGGCTATAACACCAAAGAAATGGCAGAAAATAGCTGGTAATACGTTTAATATCATCAAGCGACCGGTATCTGAGGGTTTGTTCGAGGAGGGTCTTCAAGGTGTGTCCAGCAAGTCCGCGGAGGATTGGGTGGAATCAAGATATAATCCTATGGCTATCCGTCAGAACATAGGTTATATGGAGGCTATAAAGAACGGGTTCAAGGAAACATACGGGTCTAGTCAAGGCTGGAAGGAGATCGGCATCGGTATGATTATCGGATCGGTTATGGGTGGAAAGACCTTTGGAGGTATAAAGGAATGGAGCCAAGACATGTCCCGGAACAAGGGGATGGTGGAGGCCTACAACGCCAATGCCGGCGCCTTGACCGAGGCCGCTGTCCGTGCTATTCGTGGCAGTATGGCTCTTAACGCTCAATTATCTGGCGTAGACACATCGTACGAGAGTGATGGTAGGATCATAAACAAGGATTTTAGTGACGCCGTATTCAATCGTCTCCGTTATGATTCGGAGATGGGGATGCTGGATGATACCAAGGAGAATTTCAGGACGGTAGTCGAATCTATACCTAACAGCGATATAGCCTCCGATATGAATATGACAGATGAGCAGGTAAATGAGTATAAGTCCAACCTTATCAGTGAGTTTAATAAGAAGGTAGATAATTTTACCATGGCCAATAGGTTCGCCGACTCCCTTACCGATGGTATATCCAATAGGTCGTTTAACGCCTATATCTCCAATATGGCTTATAATGGCCTTGAGGCGAAGGATAATTTGAACGATATTGCCAATCAGTTAAGAAGGATATACAATACGGATATAGGCCCCGCTCTTGATATATATTCTCGTCTTAATCCTGATTCGAGCAGGGATCTTGAAGAACTCAGGAAGCTTACGGATGATATACAGAGGATG